CAGAGTGGGCATACACCAATAGCGGCAGGCAAGCCAATCCCGCGACTCACGTGATGCGGTGATGCTCAAACCGCCTGTCCATGCCTTCGTAGGAATCAACGGCAGGTCGCACCGGTCGTAGATCTTCGGATCCTCTTCCTTGCGGCCGCGTGTATGCGCGGGTTCGAATCCCGCCGAAGGCGCTAGCCGATCCGCGGTAAGGGGGCGACGATGGAAGACGTGCTCAAGGAGATAGCCCACCAGCTCACCCGCTTGGCCGACCAGGGAGAACAGGCGGGCATGCAGGTCGGCAGGGGCGACGCATTGGAAGCGTGGGGGCTGCGGATCTACGAGAGCGAGTTCCTGGCGGCGCTCGAACGACTCGGGATCGAAGTTGTGGAATGAGAGGCGAACGCGATCCGCGCAAGGCGAACGGATGGAAGCGCGCCCGGCTTCGTGCAAGGGTGCTGGCCGCGTACGATGTGTGCGCCATCTGCGGCAGGCCGGTCGACAAGACGCTGAAGACGCCGCATCCGATGAGCGCCGAGGTCGACGAGATAATACCAGTCAGCCGAGGCGGCGATCCGCTCGCATGGGGCAACGTGCAGCTCACGCACCGATGCTGCAACCAGACCAGAAGCAACCGGTCGAACGAGTGGGCGAAACGGAAGGCGGCGGGCAGGCCGACGGTCAAGGCGGCGGCGATGCCGTTCAAAACCATCGGCATCTGACCGGCACCCACGGGAGTGGATCCTACCGGCGGTGCGCCGCCTGCCCCGCCGCATTGGGCCGATATCTCTCCGGGACTTCAAAACGTGACGATACGGAAACGTGACGGAGGTGTGATGTTATGGAATGCCTTGAATGCGGCAAGGAATTCCGTCCCTCCGGACGCGGCAAGCCAGGCAAGTACTGCTCCGGAGCATGCAAGGCGAAAGCCTATCGACGCAGGAAGAAGAACGGCGAGGTCGCGGCCGTTGCGAAACCGAAGCGAGCGAAGACGGAGGGCCCTGCGAGGATCACGGGGCTTGACCGTCGCAGCTTCGAGCGGATGATGGACGGCTCCCATGAGGACACGCTCCGCGAAATCGTCGGCAGACTGCGCGAGGCCCTGCATGACCCGTCGACGCCGGCCAGCGCGTTGCCGTCGATCAGCAGCAAGCTCGCCGAATTCGACGAACGGATGCGCATGGCCGAGGAATCCGGCGGCCTGTTCGATGACGATGATGTGACGGAGGTTTCGGAGGATGTCGGAGCGTCGATTGTCTGATATCGCCCAACGGCTCGTGCAGCCGAATGATATCGTCGGAAGCGACTTCACGATGATCGACCGCGCGGCCGTCAGGGCGGGAATCCATTTCGACCTGTGGCAGAAGGGCTTCCTCTACCTGCTGTTCGGCAAGCGAGCCGACGGCAGGTACGCCTGCGGCTCCGGCGGCGCGGTACTGTCGTCCTGCCGCCAGATCGGCAAGACGTTCACGGTCGGCAACGCGATGTTCATCCTGTGCGCCGGACGCGCCGGGACATTGGTCATCTGGACCGCGCACCACACGCGCACCTCCGACGAGACGTTCGCCGACATGTGCGACCTGACACGCAACCCGAAGCTCGCCCGATACGTCGAGAACGTGCGTCGGGCGAACGGCCAGCAGGAGATTCGGTTCGCGAACGGCAGCCGCATCATGTTCGGTGCACGTGAGAACGGCTTCGGCCGTGGCTTGCACTCCGCGGACATCGAGGTGTTCGACGAGGCGCAGATCCTCACGGTGAAGGCGTTGGACAATCTGATCCCGATCGTGAACACGAGCCCGAACCCGCTGGTCGTGTTCATGGGCAACCCGCCGAAGCCCGGCGACCAGTCCGAGGCGTTCAGCGAGAAGCGGAACCTCGCGCTCGGCGGCGACGCCGAGGGCATGCTGTACGTGGAGCTCGCCGCCGACCGCGACGCGAATCCTGATGACCGTGAGGCGTGGGCGAAGGCGAACCCGAGCTATCCGACGCGCACCAGCGAGCAGGCGATCATGCGAATGCGCAACCTGCTCGCCGAGGACTCGTTCAGACGCGAGGCCCTTGGCATCTGGGACGAGCAGACCGCGCAAAGGGCGATAGACCCGAAGCTGTGGAAGCGGTCGGAGACCACGATCGTGCCGGATGGAGGCGTCCCGAGTTTCGCACTGGACATGCCGCCGGATCGCGGCACTCTGGTCATCGGCAATGCCTTGAAGCTGCCCGACGGCACGGCCTTGATCCAGATGGCGGCCATCGAGGACGCGCGCCGGAACGGCACCCAGTGGGCGGTCGAATGGCTGCGTGAACGGTGGCCGAAGACCGCCGCGGTCATGATCGACGCGCAGTCGCCGGCCATGAGCCTGCTGCCCGAACTGCAGAAGGCGCACATCCGCGTGACCGTCACCTCGATGGCCGAGATGGGACGCGCCTACGGACGATTCCAGGACATGCTCAACGACGGACAGCTGAAGCACCTGCCGGACGACGCGCAGCCGCAATTGGCCGCCGCCGTGCGCGGCGCGATAACCCGTAATCTCGGCGCCTCGGGCGCGCTGGCGTGGAACAAGCTCGGCGCCGACGTGGACATCAGCCCATTGGTCGCGTGCACGCTGGCCCTTTACGGCGCGTTCACATCGAAACGCATTCCAGGACGCAAACAGAGAGCTGGATGATAGTTATGGTTGAATTCTCCGCATTGGGGCCGATTCCCGGCATTCCCGACAGCGACATGGACACCGTCCAGCGCCTGTACCGGACATGGATCCGGAAATACGAGCGCAACGCGTTGAGGACGGAATACTACAACGCCCACGAACGTGTGAAGAACCTAGGCATCGCGGTGCCCGACAAGCTCGCCAGCCGGTTCCACGCATGCGTCGGCTGGCCGGCCAAGGCGGTGAAGACGCTCGCCGACCTGAGCGTCTTCGACGGGTTCACCTACCCGAACGGCGATGATGTGCACGGCGTCGACAAGATCATGGACCTCAACCGCTTCGACCTGATAACGCCGGAGACCATCGTGAACGCGTACACTCATTCGTGCGCGTTCCTCACCGTCTTCCAGGATCCCGACGACAGCGGGCGCGTGCGAGTGATCCCGCGACCCGCCACATGGTCGGCCGCGATCTGGGATTTCATGCGCAACCGCATCAAGGCCGCGCTGACCATCACCGACGTCGACGAGTACGGCAACGCCACCGACATGAACGTGTGGCTGCCGCACGTGGTCTACAGGTGCGACCGCGCCGCCGGCGTGTGGAAGGCCGTAGCCTGTCCGAACGACTGGCCGTATCCCACCGTGGTTCCCGTCTGCTACGACCCGCAGGCCGAACGCCCGTTCGGACGCTCCCGCATCACACGCCCGCTGATGGCGCTGACCGACGCGGCCATCCGCACCATGCTCCGCATGGAGGTGGGCGCCGAGTTCTACGCGGCTCCGAGCCTGTGGTTCATCGGCCTGGACCCTGACGCTTTCGAGGACAAGTGGAGCTCGCTGGTAAACAGCATCAACTCCATCAGCCGTGACGTGAACGACGAGGTGCCGACCCTGCAGCAGGTGCAGCAGATGACCATGCAGCCGCATTCGGACATGCTGCGCACGATCGCCCTGATGGTGTCCAGCGAGACCAGCATCCCGGTCAACGACCTGGGCATCACCATGGACAACCCGGCCAGCGCTGAAGCGATGATGGCCGCCGAACGCAAGCTGTCGCGCGAGGCCGACCGTCAGAACCATCTCTTCTCCTACGCGTTGGAGGAGGTCGTGCGCATGGTCGTATGCCTCCAAGAGCACATCGACCCTGAGAGCATGCCGGAATCATTGACGGGAATCCGCTGCCGGTGGAAGCCGACGCAGGAGATCAGCCTCGGCGCACGCGCCGACGCTTTCAGCAAGATCGCGAACGTGTCCGAAGCGTTCGCCCAGTCGGAGGCTAGCTGGCGGTACGCGGGCTTCGACCATGAAGACATCGCGGACATCATGGGCGCGATGCGCTCCCAGAACGCGCGCAGCGTGCTCGACAGACTCGTCGGAGGTGCCGGCAACGCCCAGCGGAAGGACTCCGAACCGCGGAAACCCGATGCCGCGGAACCGGGAAACGCCGGCAAGCCAGCGGATGGGGGCTGACGGCCTGAAGGCCAAGTTCGACGCATCGGGCATCGCGCTCCACGCCGGCGTCGAACCATCCAACGCCGCCCCTCCGCTCGGACTGGAAGGCGTCGGATTCAACGGACCGTGGTCCGTCTCGCTCAGGAACCCCAACAGCGAGTGACGAATGATCGGAGGCCGTGATGGATGGCGGTGCGAACCGGACCCCGAATCGCAGGCAGATCGGCGAACTGCGGCAGGCGCAGTCTCAGGCGTCAGCCTTGGCTAAACGGGAGCTGGGCAGGGTCTGGAGCGAGATCGGCGACTGGGAGCCGGAACAGCAGCGCGACGCGCTGCTCGAACTGGTGCCAGCGATCATCGACAAATACGCCGACACATCCAGCGTCGCGGCCGCCGAATGGTACCAGCGCGTGCGCGACAAGTGGATCTCCGACGATTTCAAAGCACGCACGCCGGTAAAGGCGAACGATGACATCAGCAAGCTGATCCGCGCGAACGCCGGCGTCCTGTTCGGCGACGGCGCGGACCCGGGGCGGATGCTCCGCTTCCTCAACGCCGTCGTGGACAAGGGCGTGAAGCAGGGAGGCCGCGACACTATCCGCTACAACGCGAAACGCGATCCGAAGAAACCGCGCTACGCGCGAGTCCCGTCCGGCGCTAAGACGTGCGCGTTCTGCGCGATGCTCGCGTCCCGCGGCTGGGTGTACGAATCAGCCGAGACAGCCGGCGCGATGAGCAAATACCATCCTGACTGCGACTGCGAGATCGTACCCAGCTGGGACAAGGACAAGCCGAACGTCGAAGGCTACGACCCCGAAAAGCTCTATGAGGACTATGAGAAGGCTTACAAGGCCGCGGGCGGCAATCCCACAATGGAAGACGTTCTCGCGGCAATGCGGAGCCAGCCGGGGAAGTACACGGATGGCAGGCTGGTGCCTGTGAAGGTTCCGAAGGATTGGAAGCAGCCGCACGCTCAGAACGAGGATCGTCTGCTTTCGATGAAGGGATTGGCGGATGTCACCGATGCGGAATGGTATCGGCGTCAGGAACGGGCCGGGGTTCCGCATTCGGTGGATACGCTTTACCCGCAGGAGATCGTGTTCCTCGAACGTTTCCGGAATCTCGGCAACCATGTCGAATGGATACCAAGAGACAAGGAGAACGCAACGGCGACAAACGACTTCCGCTGGATTGAAATGAACGAATTGTGCGAATTGAAATCCATGGCGAAAGCAGATTTCGGCAAGATTGCAGACCGCATCACCAAGGCCGTTCGAAGCGCCAAGGAGAATCACGATGTCGTCAAGGACTGTTTCGTCATAGACCTCGGCCAGGCGAAGCGTAAGGACAAACTCGTGCACCAATTGGAGAAATACAACGACCGCGAATGGAAAATCCGCAGGCTTTTCATCTTCGACGGTGAAGGGTTCTCGGAAATCAAATTGAAATAAAACAACCGGGAGCACCCCTCCGCTCATTGCGTGTTATTTCAACGCCGCAGAGGACCCCCGGTCTTTCTATATCCTATCACGCTTTTGGTGGGTTGGCCCAGCGGCGACGGCAGGAGCCTGTAAATCTCCGACATCGACACATCGCGGGTTCGAGTCCCGCACCCACCACTCGCAAGCCCCGGAACGGGGCTTTTTTAATGCCCTGGAACAGGGCGGAAGGAGCAGAGGCAATGACCGACGCAGCCACCATCGACAACGCCCAACAGCCGCAGGGGGAGGGTTCGGATGGCGTCCAGTCCGCCGAACCGCCGGTGGATTGGAAGGCGAAGTACGAGGTCGCCATCAAGCATTCCCGCGAATGGGAGTCCCGCGCGAAGGCCAACAAGGACGCCGCCGACGAGCTCGACAGGCTCAAGGAAAGCCAATTGTCCGAAACGGAGAAGCTGACCCGCAGAGCCGAACGAGCCGAGAGGGAACTGTCCGCATTGAAGACCGCCAATCAGGTCAACGCCTGGAAGAACGCGGCGGCCGAACAGTACCACGTGCCCGCGTCGCTGCTGTCCGGCGCGACCGAGGACGAGATCAACGCGAACGCGAAGGCGTTGGCCGAATGGAAGAACCCGGAACGTTCCGGCGCTTCCGCGCTCGGCGACCCGTCGGGCCTGCCCCAGACACCACCGAAAAGCGCCGACGACTGGATCCGCTCGGTCGCCCGGCGCAACAAATAAGCACTAACGGAAGGAGAAGCACATGGCTTCCATCGTCAATCAGATGATCGGCTCCACCGACCTCGGCGGCGGCCTCATCCCCACCGAGTACTCCACCCAGATCATCCAGGACATCCCCAAGCAGAGCGTCATGCTCTCCCGCGCACGCCGGATCACGATGAGCACCCGCACCCGCACCCAGCCGGTATTGGACTCCAAGCCCATCGCCTACTGGGTCGGCGGCGACACCGGACTGAAGCAGACCACGAAGATGGGCTGGAGCGGCCTGAACATCACCGCCGAGGAGCTCGCCGCGATCGTGCCGATCCCGGAAGCCGTCATCGACGACGCCGGCATCCCCGTCTGGGACGAGGTCATGCCGCGTCTGGTCTCGGCCATCGGCTACAAGCTCGACCAGGCATGCCTGTTCGGCACCGACAAGCCGTCCAGCTTCCCGAACGGCATCGTCCCGCAGGCCATCGCCGTGGGCAACAAGCTCACCCAGGGCGAGGACCTCGCCGCCGACGTGGCCACCATGGGCCAGAAGCTCGCCGAACAGGGCTACGCGATGAACGGCTTCGCCAGCAAGCCCGGCCTGAACTGGCAGCTCATCGGCCTGCGCTCCAGCAACGGCGCGCCGATCTACGTGCCGTCCCTCGCCGACGGCGCGCCGTCCACCCTGTACGGCTACCAGCTCAACGAGGTGAACAACGGCGCATGGGACACCACAAAGGCCGTGCTGCTCGGAGCCGACTGGACGAACTTCGTCATCGGCGTCCGCCAGGACATCACCTTCAAGATGCTCGACCAGGCACCCATCACCGACGACGACGGCAAGGTCATCCTCAACCTCGCCCAGCAGGACTGCATCGCCATGCGCGTCGTGTTCCGCGCCGGCTTCCAGATCGCCAACCCGATCAACGACGTGCAGTCGGACAAGGCGAAGCGCTTCCCGGCGTTCGTCATCCAGCCCGCCACAGGCAGGTGAGGCGCGCCATGGCATTGACACGACAGGTCACATTCGTCCAGCAGGACAAGATCGACGACCATCTGCCGGTCGAGCGGCTGGCCGCGTTCGACTCGGCCGGCGGCCCGGTCACGGTCGGCGGAGGAGCCGCGTACACGCTCCCCAAGGCCACCGCCGCCGTGCTCGGCGGCGTGAAGATCGGCGACAACATCACCATCGCGTCCGACGGCGCCATCTCCGCGCCTGCACCATACGCGCTGCCCGCCGCCACGGCGAATGCATTGGGCGGCGTAAAGCTGCAGGTGTTCGACGAAGCGATCGGCAACGCGAACTCCGCCGTGGCGAAGACCTCCGGCGAATCCACGACGAAGGCCGAATTCGACGCGCTCGTGGACGCCTACAACGCGCTGGCCGCCCAATTCAACCGGCTCATCAGCGGCCTCGCCTCCTCCGGCGTCATCAAACCGCCGGCCTCCTCCCGACAAGAGACGGCGCGATGACCGATGACCAACCGCAGACGGCGGCGTTCGCCACCGTCGACGATCTGGCGGCACGCTGGCGGGTCCTCTCCGATTCGGAGAGACGGCAGGCCGAAACCCTGCTGGACGATGCGAGCGACCTGATCCGCGCCGAATGCCCGACGTATGTGGATGCGGGCCGGTCGACGCTGAAGCGCATCACGTGCGCGATCGTGAAAAGAGCCATGCTGGCCGGCGGGGACGCGGCTGGAATCAGCCAGTCAAGCCAGACCGCAGGCCCCTTCACCGAAAGCCTCACGTACGCGAACCCCGCCGGCGACCTGTACCTCACGAACGCCGAGAGGACATCCCTCGGCCTGAAAAGACAACGCGCCTTCAGCGTCGAACTCGTGGGGGAGGAACAATGATCCGCGGTGAGAGCGTCACCGTGCTCCGCCCATCCAAAACCGACGGGAATGGGAAATACAACGCGCAGACCGCGAAATGGTCGGACGAGCCGGTGGACGACGTACTGCTCGGAACGGCCGCCCCGGCCGACGTGCAGGACGGCACGCGGCCGAACGCCCTGAGCGTCGACCTGACGGCCTACTTCCCGCGCGGCTACACAAAACCGCTTCGCGGCTGCCGCATACGCGCGCGCGGCCGCGTCTGGCAGGTCGTCGGCGACCCGATCCCGTATGACGGCGGACTCGCGCCGACCAAATGGAATCTCGCCGTGAACCTGCATCGTACCGACGGAAGGTGAATCATGACGGACTTCAAAGTCTCGAAGAAGTGGTTAGAGAAGAACGTCCTCTCCAACCCTGCCGTAAGGGACGCCCTGGACGCGAAGGCGCGGCGCATCGCACCCATCGTGAAGCGCATCGCCCTGAAGGAAGGCGACCGCGCATACGCGGAATCCGTACGCATCCAAACCGGCCGGCGTCCGGGCGCGAAATCGCCGACGCGCATCGCCCGCCCATACGCGCGGGTCATCATCGGCGACGAGCATGCCATGGAGAAGGAGCACGGCTCCAAATACTTCCCCAAGAAGGGCTTCCTCCGGCGTGCGGTCATGGAAGCGGGGTGACGGCATATGAGTGTGAGGCTCGAAGGCTCATGGCCACCGCCCCTGCCCATCGTCATCCGATGGCTCGCCGACCATGCCGGTGTGAAGGCGCTGACCGCGATCCCGGAGAACCTGCCAGATTCCCTGCCGGCCGTGGTCGTGAGCCCCGCCCCTGCGGGCGTCGACATGGGCGACTACACGCGCTCCGGCGGCGTGGACATCGACGTGTACGCGGCCGACTGGGAGTCCATGGACGTGACGATATCCTCCGTCACCTCCGCCCTCGCCTCGCTGCAGGGCGACGGCAACGAGTACGGGTACGTCGACTCGTCCGAACTGACCCCGTTCTCCGCCATCGCAGACCCCGACCCCGACGTGCTCCGCTGCACCGCGACGGTCACGCTCAGCACAAGACCACAATGATTTTCCGATAGAAGGAGGAAATGATGGCTGCAACAGACGTGGTCAGCATTCTCAACGACAACAACAGGAACGTCCGCAAATGGGGCACCCAACTGCTCGCCATCGCGGACTACTCCACCGCGATGCCGGCCGATTTCTTCGACGCCGCGACCAACAAGCCGAACGCGCTGCCCGAGGGATTCAAGGTCCTCGGATACATCAGCACCGACGGAGCGAAGATGAGCCGAGGCATCGAATCCTCGGACACCAACGCCGTGCAGGACCTGGAGCCCGTACGCTCCGACATCACCGGCCGCACCCGCACCCTGCAGGTCGTGTTCCTCGAGATGAACGCATGGGTGAAGGCCCTCGCCCACGGCCTGCCAGTATCCAAATGGCCGACCAAGGCCGACGATGGCTTCGAGTTCACCGACGGCGAGGCCACGGACTTCCCGTACTACAGGCTGATCTGGCTCGGCCAGGACGGCGTCGGCGCTGACGCCCACTACCGCATAGAGGCCGGATACCGTGTCAAGGTCACCAACCAGGGCGACAGCACGAAGAACCGCTCCGACGCGGAGAACGAGGACCAGACCTTCACGTTCTTCCGAGACCCGAAGACCGGCAAGGTCTTCTACGAGGGCGAGAAGATCGCCAAGGCGTCATCGGAGTCCCCGAGACAGGCTTCCATCACGCCGGACCCATCCAAATAGCCCTCGACCCATTCTTCCCGCACCGGGCTTTTCCTCGTTTCTTTCACCGGTGCGGGACCCGCCTTATTCTTCCGCCGAAAAGGAACGCTGCTCTTTGAAAGGATCGAGCAATGACCGACGAAAAACGCAAAGTCCGCTCTCTCAATGCCATCAAGGCGAAATACCTGGAATCCCATCCCGCGATCCCGGAATGGATCGAATTCACCATCGACGACAAGCCGGACGCGCAGGTGTTCCGCATCCACTCGCCCCTGTTCCAGACCAACGCCGAGAAGCGCATGTTCGCGCACGCTCAGGAAAGCGGCGACGAGTTCGAACTGGCCAAGGCGCTCCTCGGGGACCAGTGGAAGGCGTTCGACAGGGACGGAGGGGCGGTCAGCCTGCTCATGCTCCTGCTCAACGACGTGGCCGAATCCATGACGGGGACCGACGGCGAGGGAAACCCTACGACGCTTTAGAGCTCCTCGACGGCAACGGGCACGCGGAGGAGCTGGAGGCCGCGCTGTGCGCCGTCTACGCCCCACGCGACCCGATCAGGGAGTTCTGGCAGGGGCTCATCAGCCTGCGCGCCCTGCATGCGCTGATCGTGCACATGCCACCCGACAACGTGTTCTACCGCGCCCTCGCGGGCGACGGGTGGAGCGAATCGGAGTGGCTGCTGCATGACCTGGGCGACATGCTCCGCGACATCCAGCTGACTGTCACCCAGTGCGCCCCGTTCGTCGAGCATCCACTCGAGGAGGGGGATATCCGCCCGCGCACTCGCCCTCCGGCGGTCGTGCTGGCGGAATCCAAGCGCGAACAGACGCCCGCCGACGGCAGGGCGCTGCATGCGCGTGAGCGCGACGAGCTCATGGCCCTCGTCTTGGGCGATCAAACGAGAAAATGAACAGTGAGGTGGCCTCATGGCCGGTACAGCCGCGTGGATAGACGTGCTCCCCAACCTGAGCGCGTTTGGCGCAAAGCTCAACAGCGGCGTGACGGCCGCGGCCACGTCGGCCGGCAGAAACGCCGGCAAACGCTTCTCCGACGCGATGAACCAGGCCGCGTCGGGCGACGTGCTGTCCGAACAGGTCAAAAGCCTCGAGGCCGCCGAAGGACGCGCCCGGAAGGCCGTGAACGCGGCCACCGCCCAGATCGCCAAGGCGCGCGACGAGCAGAAGAGCGCCGCGCTGCGCGCACAGGCCGCGGAGACGGGGCTTTCCGAAACCGTCGCGAAATACGGCGCCTCGTCCGCGCAGGCGCTCAACGCGCAGGCGCGTCTGAACGACGCGCGCAGCAAGGCCCGTCAGAAGGACGAGGCGCTCAAGAACGCCGAGGAGCAGATCAGCGCCGCGCAGAACGGTTTGAAGGAGACCCAGAACCAGCTGGCGGACGCACAGCGCAAGGCGTCCAACACGACCGGCGGGTTCCGCGCCACGCTCGCCAAATGGAAGGCCGCCGCCGACGCGGCGAGATTCTCCACCGGCACCCTCACCGAAGCGCAGACGCGCCTGGGCGAGGCCAGCCGCCGCACGGCCGCACGGTTCGGCGCCATGGCCGGAGCGGTGGGAGGATTCGCGTCGAGCATCGCCGGCAAGGCCATCGCCGGCATCGCATCCCTCGGCTCGTCCATGGTCGACGCGTCCGACTCCGCGCAGAAGTTCGCCAGCACCATGGGCTTCGCCGACGTGGACGCGGACACCATCAGACGTCTGACCGCGTCCACGCAGGAGTACGCCGACAAGACGGTGTTCGACCTGAGCGACATCAGGAACACGACGGCCCAATTGGCCGCGAACGGCGTGGACAACTACGCCAAGCTGGCCGAGGCCGCCGGCAATCTGACCGCCGTGGCCGGAGGCGGAGCTGACGCGTACAAGAGCGTCGCCATGGCGTTGACGCAGACCGCCGGCGCCGGCAAGCTCACCACGGAGAACTGGAACCAGATCGCCGACGCCATCCCCGGAGCATCCGGTAAGCTGCAGAAGGCCATGAAGGACAACGGCGCGTACACGGGGGACTTCCGCGATGCCATGGAGAAGGGCCAGATCTCGGCCGACGAGTTCAACCAGGCTTTGCTCCAGCTCGGCATGGATGACGTGGCCAAGAAGGCCGCCTCCTCGACCAGCACGTTCGAGGGCGCGATGGGCAACTGGCAGGCCGCCCTGCAGAAGCTCGGCGCGACCGCGCTCGACAAGGTCAAGCCACAGTTGACCGGCGCATTGGACTTCATGAGCGACAAGGTCACCGATTTCACGGACTGGTTCTCCGGCGCGTGGAACGGCCTGTCGCAGAACACGACGCTCAACGGGTTCCTCACCTCGACGCGGGACCTGTTCTCCTCCGTGTTCGACGTCGCGAAAAACAAGGTCACAGGATTCTTTGCCGCGTTCAAAAACACCGGAGCGTTACAGACAGTCTCGCAGGCGTTTGGCGTGGTCGTCGACGCGGCAAAAAGCCTCGGAGGCGCGTTCAATGATGTGATGTCGCGGTTCGGCGCGCTTGCCGGACTATCCGGAGACGCCAGCGCCTTCGGCGACGTCGTGGGCAAGGCGTTCCAAGGCGCGTCCGTCCTCGTCGACAAGGCGGCGGGAGCGTTGGGCCGCGTCAGCGGCTGGGTGTCGCAGAACTCCGGGATGGTCGCCGGCGCGTTGGCGTCGATCGCCGGAGGGTTTGCCGCGTTCAAGGCCGCGACGCTGATCACGGCTGCCGTCAACGCGCTCAAAGGGTTCAGCCTCGCCTCGACTGCCGCGGCCGCCGCGCAGTCGGTGTTGAACGTGGCCATGAACGCCAACCCGTTCGTGTTGACCGTCACCGCCGTCGGCGCGGCCGTGACCGCATTCACATGGTTCTTCACCCAGACCGAGACCGGGCGGAACATCGTCTCCACGGCGTGGACCGGCATCCAAAACGCGGTCAGTGTCGTCGTGACATGGTTCCAGACGTATGTGGTTCCGGTCTTCCAGACCGTGTGGGGCGCGTTGCAGACCGGCTTCCAGATCGTCGGACAGATGTTCTCCACGGTGTGGAACGCGATCAAGACCGCCTTCCAGGTCGGGTTCCTGTTCATCAGCACCGTGGTCCTCACCCCGTTCAAGCTCGCGTTCGACGCGCTCGGAGCGGCGTTCAACTGGCTGTATGCGAACGTGATCCAACCGGTGTGGGCTGGAATCCAAGCGGTGTTCCAAGCGGCTTGGTCGTGGATCGATTCGAATGTGATCCAACCGTTCCAAGCCGGTCTCGACGCCATCGGCACGGTGTTCAACTGGCTGTATGCGAACATCATCAAACCGGTGTGGGCTGCGATCAGCGGAGCGTTCCAGACCGCGTGGAACTGGATCGACCAGAACGTGGTGCAACCGTTCAAAGCGGGCATGGATGCGCTCGGACAGAGCGTCCAGCACATGAAGGACATGGCCTCCAAGGCGTGGGACTCGCTCAAGGAGGCCGCCGCGTCACCGGTGCGGTTCGTGGTCAACACCGTCTATACCAACGGCATCCAGAAGGTGTGGAACGGCATCGCCGGAGCCATCGGACTCGACAACCTCAAACTTCCCGACGCGAAGATCAAGTTCGCGTCTGGCGGCGTCATACCGGGCTACACGCCGGGCCGTGACGTGACGATGGCGGCCGTGAGCGGCGGCGAGGCGATCATGCGCCCCGAGTTCACGCGCGCGGTAGGCAAACAGCAGATCTACGAGTGGAACCGTCTCGCACGAGTGGGTGGAGCGCAGGCCGTGCGCGACAGCATGACAGGCGTGCCGCATTATGCGAACGGCGGCGTCGTGCCGGCGTCGCAGGCCATCGCCAACGCCAACCGGGCGACGGCCGGCTCCGGATTGCTCGACAAGTTCGGCGACTTCCTCTCGGGACCCGCCGAATGGGTACGCTCCAAGATCCTCGACCCCGTCACGAACATGGTCAAAACCATCGGCGGCGGCAACTGGGGAAGCATGATGGGCAGCCTGCCCGTCAGCCTCGCCAAGGGATTGGTGGACAAGGCCGTCAACGCCGTCAAGGACTCCTTCTCCGTCATCGGCGGCAACACATCCACCGGTTCCACCGGGGGCGCCGGCGTGGAACGGTGGCGCGGCCTGGTCAACCAGGTGCTGACCATGCTCGGCCAGCCGACCAGCTGGGCGGACACGGTGCTGCGCCGCATGAATCAGGAGTCCGGCGGCAATCCGAACGCCATCAACAACTGGGATTCCAACGCCAAGGCCGGTCACCCGTCGCAAGGCCTGATGCAGACCATTCCGGGAACATTCGCAGCCTATGCGGGGCCTTATCTGGCGCGTGGCATCACTGACCCGCTCGCCAACATCTACGCCGGCGTGAATTACGCACTGCACCGTTACGGCAGTCTTTCCGCCTTGAACCGCGCGGGCGGCTACGCTCTCGGCGGCATCGTCGAAGATCGTCCGACCCTGTACGACCGCGGCGGCATCCTGCCTCCCGGACGGCATCTCGTCGCCAACGAGACCAGGCAGCCCGAACTCGTCCTGACGCGCGAGCAGATAGTCAGGATCTTCGGCTCCGACGTCAAGGACAAGGGCGACAGGACCGTGAACCTCAACGTGAGCATCCCCGAACGCTCCGACCCATGGAGCGATGCGTCGATCCTGGTGCGCACGGCGCGGCACCAACTGAGATAAGGAGGCCGATGTGGCCTGTTTCGTGGAACTGTCGGCCCCCGGCATGGAGCCGGTGCGCTTCGAGGGTCTGGGCGACCTTGACTGCCTGTGCGTCGCCAAGGGCGGCATCGAGGGCTGGTGGTCGACTCCGACGGCGAAGGTCAGCGTGATCGCCCGCGGCCAGGGCGACGGCGGGCACGACGTGAGCGAGGACGACATATCCTACGCCAGCCGTACCGTCACCCTGCACTGGAACGCGAACGCCTCCGGCCGCGGCGCTCTCACCGTCTTGACCGACAGGGTGCGCAGGCTCGCGCACCGGCTGGTCAAGATGCGGGTGGTCGACGGCATGGAGGACACCTACTGCGCCGGCGGGTATCTCACGCTGGCACAGCAGCCGGATTATCGTGCAGGCAGCATCGCCGATTCGACCATCACCATCGTTTTCGAGCGTCCCGAACGCCTGTCCACGCTGGCGCACTCCGGCGAGGCTCGCGCGTCGGTGGTGCAGGCCGGAGGTCTGAGCTACGGCACCGGCAATGCCGGCCTTGCGTACCCGCTGTCGTATGGCAC